TAACACTGTCATAATTTATTGCAGCAGCGCCACCTGTAAGTATTTCTCCATCTTTTGCTTTTTTCCTATAGAGGTTTATAAAACCATCAGATGTCATTACATTGCCATATCCTGCTTGTACAGCAGCTTGTCTGCCTGGTTGACCTACATAAATACTTTCCTGGAAAGCATTAATACCCATAAATACTGCATTGTCTATAGCGTTTTCTCCGCTTAATCCTACAGATACATCTAACATTAAAATACCATCATCATCTATGTATGCACCTAACACATGACCATCTTTGCTTAATAAACCTACAGTTTCATCTGTAAAAAATAAATTGTCTATTTGACTATCTACCCACTCTATTGGTGTCATGTTTACTTTAGCTGCTTTTTCTTGTACTTCAGCAGAAGTACCTAAAGGAAACTCAAATTCTTTGTATGGAGAAACAAATACCTCTGCATCAGAAGGCGCTCTTTTTTTCATATCTATATGTTTTGCTACATCTAAATCAATGCTAAAACCTCCACCTTCCACTAACGCTTCACCCATAGATGCGTACTCTGTTTTATTATCAAAGCCTATTACTGTTCCTTTTGCTTTAGCATTTATTTGTTTACTGCTTACAGACAATTTACTTTCCTGTACTGCTTCTCTGACAAATGTTTTAAGATTGACATTGTTAATTGCAGCATTAATCATGTAATCAGATACTTGACCTGTATAACTTGTTTCTAACATATAAGATTTCAATATTTTTTCTATTTGTGGGTATTCAATAGCTAAAAAGTTTTTAAGTGTTTTTTCATCTATTAACTCTGCTAATTTTTTATAGTCATCTGTACCCATGCCTGATGAAAATACAATTTCACCTAAGTTGTTGCGTAATTGGAATATCTTATCTTCACGCTTTACATCACCAACAAAGTTTAAATATTTATTTGATACCATAGCTAATCTTTTTAAAGGATGTGACCACGCATTGACATATCCGCCAAATGCCGCTCTAGCTGCTTCTTCAGGTGCAATACGCATAAGTAGTGCTAATCTAAACATCCACGCAGGTTTTAATATTTTATTCTGTGTTTCATCAAGTATTGTATCTAACAATGTTTTTGGTTTTAATGTAAGTCTGCTTGTTGATGAACCACTTGTAACTGCAGACCTTGGTATTTTTAATCTATCTGCCCATTTTAAATCATTTGGATTTTCTACAACATTTTCTAAAAATGCTTTCAATCTGCTGTCTGCAGGACCAACTAATGTTTGATGCGCTTTTGTAGCTTGTATTACATCTCTTGGGTCTATAAGTTGTGCCATATAAGACTTAGATGCCTGTGATAATAGGTGCATACTTGGCACTGCTTCAAATATATATTTTTCTACATCATCAGGATTAACTTCTACACCTGTAGCTTTAAAATGTTCTTCGACATCTTTAATTAATTTTTTGTATCTTTTCTTTATTTGTGTTCCATTAAAAGCTATAGAACCACCTGCAGAGTTACCAAAGAAATCTCTTAATTCGTTCATTTGTGCGTTGTAGCTTTCTTGTTGTTTAATCATATCTTCAACATCTATTTTTAAGTTAGGGTTGTAATCTGCAACATTTTTAGCTATTGCTTGATTTATTTGATACGCTATTTCTTCTAACTCTTTTTGAGATGTAGCATTTAAAACTAATCGAGAGTAATAACCTCTTTCTTTAGCACTAGAAAAGGATAGTTTTAACATATCGTTAGCATTTCTTGATGCTGCTTCTAAATCATCTATAACCATCATTGTTTCAGGTCTAAGTTGCATTGCTCTTTTTACATGTCTAGGAAATAATTTAGTTCTAGCTAATTGTGTTCCTGTACCTAGCAATCCTCTAGCAGGGTCATCTTTAGATAGTAATAAACCTGCAAACTTTCTCATAGGTGCAACATCTGTACTTTTACCTGTCATAAGTTTGTTAGCATAATTAAATAGTTCACCCATAGCTGTAGGTCTTGCAGGAATGTTATTTAAACCAAAAGCAATGTTTTCTACACTTGCTTCTCTAACTCTATCTAAGTTTTTACCAACATCATCAGACACATATTTTTTAATTAAATTAAACATGTTGTCAAACTCTTTGCCTGTTAAGTTACCATTCTTAGCAACTATGTCTAATATATTCCATACATCATCAGCATCATCAACATGCAGTAATACTTCTTTTACAGATGCAGGTATATTGTCAAATTCTTTAATATCATTTAAGAAAGCCATTCCTTCATCACCTTTAAGTTGTGCAATAGCTTTACCAAAACTTTGACCCCAACCTGTGCTTCTTACATCATCTACTGTTCTACCATAAAAAGCAGCACGATTAAATTTACCTGTTTTTCCAGGTACAAAAGATTTAAAGAATGTTGCAGCATTTTTAGATTGTTTATTAGCTTGTACCATAGTTCTCATTGCTGTCTTTACACCTGCACCATACATCAACGCTAAGTTCGTTGGGTCACCTGCAAGTCTAAATACACCATCAATAACACCTGATACAACACTAAATCCTGTAGAACCTGGTTCAAACATTTGTACTGCCGCTATTCGACCTGGCGATATATTTACTTTTGTTCCATCTTTTGCTTCGTATTTAAAAGCATCTTCTCTTTTGTCGTACAACTGTGTAACAGGAAGTCCATAAACTTCTACAGCTCTACTTAATGCTTCTTTTTCACTTCTACCTGCTCTACGCATATCTAAGTACACTTGTGTTTCTTTAGGGTCTAATGACTTAGGTAAAAATCCTGTACCTAAATTTAATGGTTTACCTTTCCTAGATTGTTCTAAAGCTAAACGAAACTCATTCTTTCCATATCTATCTCGTGTCTGTTTAAACACATCCCCTACACCACCGCCATATATGTTATTTAAGTATCTAGCTGTAGAACTACCTTCCTCGCCTTCTGCTTGTGGTCTAAATGTTTCATACAATCCACCTAATGTTGCATTAGCTACAACTCCAGGTACAAACTTTCCTGTCTCTTGTGCAGCTACAACTGCAGATTTAAAACCTCTTGATACATTTTGGAATACAGCATCTAGTCCTAAGAAACCCATTTGTACACCTCTTTTTAAAAAGTTGACATCTGTAACAAGGTTTTCTGTGTTCTTTTTTGCTATAATGGATGCTGCTCTATTTGCTACCTGCAAAGCAATTTCATCTTCTGCAGTAGTTCCGCTTAATGCCATATAGGGTAAAACTTCTTTAGGAATTGTAGGATATGCTTTTGTAAGGTTAGCAATACTTTGTACTAAATCAGGATTTGTTTCTCTTACACCTTTATCAAAAGAAGTTGCACGATTATATGTTTCTTGTGCAACTTGTCTTTTTAAATCATCTAAAGAATAACGCAAAGAATATCTACGCATTATCTAAACCTAGTTTGTGGCTTCTCCTGTACAGGCACAGCATTTTTTTGTTCTATTAACTCTAAAATTACAGGGTCATTAAATTTACTAAATAATCCTTGTAAATAAGCATCTATATCAGTTGCCATAGGACTAGCGCCTATTCTTCCTACGCCAGGTCCTTGTGATATTCCTGCTGTGTTTGGCTCACTTTGAAACCTAGTAGGTTGTCCTAATGAGATAGGACTAGCTGTTCTAGTTGCATTCTGTGCAACTTGCTCTCCTGCTACTGTAGGTAGTTCATAATCTAGCGCATCTTCTTGGTCGTTTATTATTTGTGATTGTCCTGTTGGGTCGCCTTTTTGTCTTGGTATATATAAATCTTGAAACGCAGGGTCAGGTTTGCCATCAGTTACTTGTTTTAATGCTTTTGGCTTTCTAACCATAATATCCCTCATCATTAAAGAAGTCATCAAGACCTCCTAAAAAATCTCTCAGTTTCTCGTTTTCTGCAGCATCTTCAATAGTAAAATCTACACGAATAAATACTTTAGGATGTGGTGTAGGCATCCAATATTGCATAATTGGAGGTGTAAAACTATCATCTATTTTTGGTTCTACTTCTATATTGTCTAAATCCCAATCTTCTGAATTAATGATGTCATAAAACTTAACATTAGTTTCACGCATTCTGTCTGATGGTTCAGGCATTATTGTCCTCCCTGTTGTGCTACTTGTGATAACACTTGTGCTAATCCAGGTGGCGGTCCTTGCGGTACAGCACCTGCTTGTTGCGCTTGTGCATTTAGTAAAGCTAATTCTTCTTCACTAGGTTCTTCACCTTCTGCAGTATAGTATTTGTCTAATATTTCAGACATTCTCTGCGGATTTTTTCTTATCTCTATAGCAGCAACTAATGCTTTTTGGTCACCTTGTGATGCCTGTGCCATAAGAGTTTCAAACAATACAGTTTCGGCTCTTTCTTTATTAACACGATTTTGTATCTTAGTTATGTTTTCTAATCCATCCATATTTTCTTGCAATGTCTGCTTGTCAATAATTCCCTGTTGGTAAAGTTGTAAACCTGTAATAATTTTTTGTGGCTCATCAAATCCTGCCATAACACCATATACTCTGCGTGTTGTATACACTTCAGATATATCAGAGTTAGGTGTGTAGTTTTCTTTGTAAGATGTTCCTTTGTGAAATCCTGCTAATGGTTTTCTTGTACTTCCAAACATTGCTTCATCATATTCAAGTCTTTTAGCATCTAATTCTTCTAAGGCATCACCTAATACAGTTTGATATTCTCTTACATGCAGTGATGCAGATTGACCTAGTTCTTCTAATCCTCTACCTGTAACGAACGCATTAGGCGATTGTCCATCATCAGATACAGGATAAGCTGCACCAAGTCTAAGGTGTCTTTCTAATCTATCTACTTGTTGAAATAATTGATAAGGTAAATTGTTTACAGGTTTTGATACTTGTGAACCAGGTGTCAAATAGTTAACTGCAAATCTACCTTTACGATATTTTCCGCTTTCTATTTCACCAACAATGTTTGTTTCTGTAAACACTGCATCTTCCATAGCAATAGTTCCTAGTATGTTAATCTTTGCCATGTTTGCCATAAGACCTGTAATGTGTTGAAACTGTGATTGCATTTGGTCAAATGAATATCTTTTTGCAACAACAAAACAAGGACCTGATTTAAGTATGTTTGGCATAAAATCTATTATTTTTTTATTTTCAGGCAAAAAGATGTATGTACCTTCTGCATCTCTATATTCAACAACTACTTTCCCATGTCCTGTTGAGTTAGCCCAACTACCTGCTCTATCTGTGCTATCTAGTAAAGCAGAATATGGATTTTGAAAACCATTGTCATTTTCTTCCTGTGCAAATATATATTGTTTTGCTTCAGGATATTGTTCAGCTAATACAGTGTGTGGTACACGACTAATTATTGCTAGTTCTTTAGGTTGTTGGTCATTACCAAAAGTTCCAGGGTAACAAGTAAAAGGGTCACGAAGTTCTGCATAAGGATATGGATTTCCATCTTTATCTCTTTTGTGTCCTATTGTCCAAACAACAAAACCATATCCAGGTAGCCATCTACCAACTTGCGGTAGTTGTTTATGTAGTTTTTGATATTTATCATAGCTAACAACTATGCGTTCTAATTTTTCAGATTTTTTTCTTGCTCGTTCACTATCTTTTTCATTAATTATATCTACTTTTATGTCAGGGCTTCTGCCTAACTTTTGTGCAAATCTTTCTAGCGCTGTTAAAAATAAATTAGGTGCAGGTAGTTCGTGATATTCTACATTAACTGAATTACCTAGAAGTGCTTTAACTGCAGCTTCACCACCATTCATAATGTCACGAATACGACTTCTATCAATTAATTGTTCTTGATTAATTACTCTTAGGTAATCTATTTGGTCGTACAACTGTTCGCTATTTAAAGGCATTTATCTCCAATTATCATAATCTATATTACTAGGATTATAGTCAGAAAAACTAGGATTGTAATCATATCCTAGTTCTGCAAAGCGTTCTTTTTGCATACGCCTAATCGCTCTCATTGGAAACCAACTAGCCATAACAATGTCTGTTTTAGTTCCCACACTTTTGCTTTTGTTTCTAGCAGAACTAAAATACACTAACTGACTTGTATATAAGTTTATCTTTTCTTGTGCTTCAAATCCACTATAAGGTAAATTAATTAATTTATCAGCAAACATTGGTCGCATAGCTGTTACACCAAACAATGGGTCAAACTTTTGATTTCGTGTTTCGTGTCCTTCTAAAAATACGCCATGCCTATTAGCAAAATCTTTAATAGATACATCTTGTCGTATAGCTTTTTGAAAACCATTTTCTTCTATAACCCAATGACTACAGTTGTACTCTGTCCACCATTTTTTAATTATTTCTAATGCTTGTGGTATTCCTCCACCTAAATTGTTTTCTATATCTATTAAGAACAAAGTACCTGTTTCAGTATTGTAACCCCACAATACTGCAGCTTGATAACCTGTAGATGCAGGGTCAAGTCCTGCTATAAGTCTTACATTGATTGGTATGTCACCTATCGCTCTACTTTGGTCACGACATTGTTCTATTTCTTCACGCTCAAACAAAGCAAGTCCATCAGGCATAGCGACATTAAGATATACCATTTCGTATATTGCTCTACCACCTGTAGTTTCTGCAGCTCGTTTTCTGTCCATTAACCATTTGTAAGTACGCTTACCTGTCCACAACATACACTCTGTATGTGCTTCTTCATCCCAATCTGCAATGTTGCATGATGTGTCATGTGCTTCTTCGACTAATGTTTTCCAACTTTCGTTATCTAACAAATGAGAATACAGGTCATCATAATGTTGCCTAGAACCAATTACGATTATTGCTGTATGTTCCTCTTTACGACTTGACAATGTTGTAGTCCACCAGTTTCTAGTGTTTTCTCTTGAAGCAGGTTGCATAGTTGATGAGTGGTCCTCCAAGTCATCTCCGATAATGATGTCACAATCTCTTGATAAGATTTTACCTCCACGACCGATACCAACCATGGTAGGTGACTTAATACCAGTAACAGTACGAGTGCCAACAGTAAACCCATTCTGCGACCACGCTTTTCCAGTTCGTGATGTTGGCTTAAAAGTTTTTCCAGGAGGACAGAGTTCTTCAATTAATTTCTCATTATTCTCTAGTTGGTCGATTACAGAAGATACTGCATTCTTAGCAATTTCTTCATTACCTCCTACCCACAAAATTCTAACATTAGGATTTTGCACAATCAACCATACAGCAAAATGTATAAGCAAATCTGTTTTGCCATGTCTAGGTGGTGACAATATCATTTGTTGGTCACCATG